TGTTCCCAATCGCTTCTTTCTAATATAGATCTCCATTCAAAATAGTATTTTTCAGAAGGCCAATCAGTATGTCTTATCAGCTTTTGTTCTTCTGGATACCATTCTTCTTTTATTTGTTTATGAGTTGGCCAACCAAAACTTTTCCATTCTTCTGGTGCAGCTTCATCTAATGCAGCCATAAAGTTTTTCTTAGATACTTTACCGTATATTAGATTCCATTTAAAGTCAGCTTTTGTTTCATATTTAGGAGTTAAGCCGAGATAATAATGACTAATATATTCTTTTACTATTCTATATGTCATTATATTTAATTTCATATTGATTATATTCATACTTATCAAAGAGCTTTGGTTTATATAGACCATCTCTATCCATCATATTACTCGTAGCAGAATCATCTGACCACGGAAAGCTTGACATTACTTCTTGCCATTTCATATACACACCATCACTATCCCAATGTCTTTGTCTAACATAAACCTGATCTTCAGGATACCATTCTTCTTTTATAATATTATCTAAATTTTTTACAAGAATCGTTTTCCATTTATTCCATTGTGGAAATCTTCTTTCAAAAAACGAATACAGTTCTTCATTTGTTACACCACACGACATAACTTTATGTTTAAAATCTTCTAGTTCTATTTGATATTTGTAATCGGGATGTTCAGTATTACCAATATATCTTGTTCGCTCTTTATACATTGCCTTTTGAAACATTTACTTTATAATGTCTTCTTGTACTCATATTATTTATTCTCCAATTATCCATTGCTGAATCTGAAGCATTTCTTGAAGACTCTGTTCTTGTCGTACACGCCTCTGAAGATTTTGCAAAACTATCGGCACTGAGCTTATCTGAAAGTGTCATACCTAAAGCCAATGCATTTACTTCATTATATTTGTTATAATTACCTTCGCTATCCCAATTAATTGTTCTAGTGTAAGTTTGCGTAGATGCATCAAATGTTTCAGAAATAGTATCTCTATCTGTTTGTAATTTAGATTTCCACTCAGTCCATAACGCAGCACCAGGACTTGCGTCTCTCCATTCAGCCCATGATATTGGACACGTTGTAGCAACTGAAGCACCACGAGCAGCACCTAATCCGTCAACTGTTCCGTAATAATTAGATCCCTCTTTAGTATATGCGACTCCTTGCATAATTACGTGATGTACAAAATCAGCAGCATTCAATTGAGTTTCGTATTCTGCATCATCGGCAGGATTATCTGGATCTATTCCTTTACCTCCAACATATCTATCTACTACTCTATAAGCCATATTCTCTCCTATGAAAAACTAAACGATGTAAATTTAAAAGTCATTGGAAACGATACATATTGTAGCGTTCCGGGTGTTGAAGCAAATTCTATATCACCAATAAAAGTTGGGAATGCACTCTTATATGTAATAGTTCTTGCTATAACGTTTCCGCTTGTAAGTACCAATAGACTTATATCATATTCAGTCTGATCTTTTGAATCTGCAGCAATACTTGTAGGTCGCTGTACATTTTTATACACAGTATCCTCTAGCCACGTTTTCATTTCTTCATATATCTGCATGTTTTCATCTAGCATTACAAGCATGTTTAATTCTGTATAATCTATTTTATCGCCAGGAAATGCTGCATCCACACCACGAAACGGTTGAATCGCTGGTGCCAAGTTAATACTTGGATGATTAACACTTTGAGCAAAAAATTCTAAATTAGGAAATCTTACTTTGTTTACCACTAGTTTATAGCCAGTAGGCTGTAGAAAACTAGGTGGTTGTAATGTTGATGTAGTAGTTGCCATGAGACCTCTATATGATATAACCTATTTATACGTTTAAAATCGTACAAATAAAAAAAGGGGAGCCTAAGCTCCCCAGTTTATTACCGAAGTAATGTGGCTTATGCCATTATGTTGTCAACTCTGAAGATACGGTAGTATTGGTTAGTTTTAACCGCTGCTAGACCGTTTGCAGGAGTTGCGCCTACGAATGGGTTTGACACCATGCCGTATCGAGTTTTGAACCCGATTTTTGGCTGGAAGGTGTTTTCGCCAACCGCACGAACCATTGTTAATGGTACGTATGGACAATAGAATAGACCAGCGTCATATGGGTTAGTACCTTTGTAGCCAACGTTACAGTAATCAGTATCTGAATACGGGTCGATGTATACTCGTGTACGTCCATTAAGAACACCAGCGAATGTGTTGCCTGTGTCATCAACGTTCAAGTTTGTTGACAATGCTGGAGAATAGTCCAACATGCCAGAAGCGTGAAGAGCAGATGCTACGTCAGAAGAACATACGATGAAGTTACCTTTACCGCGTCTTGTTTCTTTAGCAATTACGTTACATTCTCTTTCGATCTGTACGATTAAGCCTTTGAACTTCTCAACTGACCAACGACCATCAGCATCTGATGACATGTTGAAGATACCGTTAAGAGCAGTAGATGTCTGCAAACAACCTGTTTTAGCTTGGCTGTTGATAGTTCTAATAACTTCTCGGTTAACTTCAGCAAGAATCTCAGTTGATAAGATGTTCGCTAGTTCTGTTTCAGCATCTAGGCCATGAATGGCTTTAAGATCCTGAGCAAGCTCTAAGCTATATTCTGCTTTCAAAGCACGTGATTTTGCAGTCACAGTTGCTTTTTCAATGGTGAATCCCATTTCAGTGAAAGAAGAAGATGGTCCACCACCTGAAGATCCAAGACCCTCAGCGTCGGCTGTTGGCATACCGCCAGCAGTACCAGTAGTTACACGCTCGGAGTCAAGTGAAGAGTCGTGGTTACTGTCGCCAGCATTCGCACTAATTCCACTCAAACCTGAAGGGTTAGAGTTTTCTGTGACAGATGAATCACCAGAACGAGCTGTTTCAGCTTCGTTGAATAGTGCTTCGGTTGATGATGTTGCACCAGCACCGTAACGTGATTTCATCGCAAAGATAAGTCCTGTTGGACCAGTCATTGGCTGAACACCACATAGATCGTATGCCATCATGTTAGGCATAGCGCGTCGTACTAGTGAGATTAATACTGGGTCCCAGTTAGAAGCGCTTGATGTAGCGTTTCCTGGTGCGGCCTCAGTCATGAATTGTGCTTGATTTCTCTCTTCTGCAAGAGCTTTCTCAGTGTTTTCTAAAACAACTGCAGTTACAGCACGTTTGTGTGAGTCTTTAATAGATCCAGCTGATTCTTCTGAAAGAACTGGGTTCCATTTTTCGACTAAACGATCGTAAGTTTCCATCTTTAAATTCTCCTATTAAGATGATTTTTTAAGGGCTTGAAGATATGAATCCATTACAGAAGAAACTTCTACAGAATTGTCTGCAGTATCTTCTACAAGGTCATCACCAACTTCAGCTGTTTTAACTTCTTTAGTGAAGTATGATTCTTTGATAGTTTTCACTTTCGCTGAGAAAGTTTCTTCATCTACAAAATCAAGGTCTTCAGCTAATTTAGCCAGTTTTTCAACTTCAGTTTCAGCTAAGCCATGAGCATGCTCACGAATAACTTCATAACGTTGGAACAATTCAAGCTCTTCAGTCATTTCGATATTTTTAGCGGTCTGTGAGTTTAAAGCAGTTTCAAGTTCTTCAACTTGTTCTGCAAGGTCGTCTACTAGGTCAACTTTAGACTCTGGAACATCGACATAAGATTCTACGAATAGATCTTTAAGACCATTCATAAAGTTTTCTGCGATTTCCGAACGTAGGCCAGTTTGTATTGCAACCTGGTTTTCGCTCATCCAATTTTCAACCACATAGTTGAGGTAGCTGTCGATTTTCTCGACAAGGTCTGATTTAGTGCTAGCGATTTCTTCTGCGAGCTCTCCTGCATAAGACTCTTCGATTCGTGCAATTTCTTCACTCAGCTTGCTTTTAACAGCAGCTTCGAAAATAGTTGCGGCTTTATCTTTGAATCCGTCAGACAGAGTTGCTTCTGATTCTACCAATGCGTTAAGATCACCAGAGAAATCGTATTCTGCTTCTTGTGTTTCCACAACAGCTTCGAGATCTTCAGCAACGTCAGCATCTTCCATATAGCTTTCATAACCGGCTGCAAGTTGAGCTTTACTCTTTGATTGCAATTTAGTCATGATACCCTGAATCATACCAGCTTTGGTTTTAGGCGGAGATTGCTTTGTAGTGACGTTGGCTGCTGCCTTTACGCCAGTAACAGAAGCTTGTTCCGCGTCTTTGGGGTTGTCTGACATTGATGCTTCTGAAACGATTTCGTTCTCGTCAACATTTGCCTCGACATCCTGAGTTTGATCAGTCATGTTCTGACTCCTATATTTTATTTCATTAACGAGAGGAAATTCTTAAACTCACGAACCTGTACCTCATAGAGATCTGATCGTGGAGCTTTCTTAATTTCTGTCTCCATTTTTTCAATTACTTGAGCTTCAATAATACCGTTATTCCAAACCCATTCTACGCCTTCCATTATTCCATTAACAAAAGCTGCAGGCGCTGATGGATCTTGTACGATGTCTACCGTATTAAGAATGAAGTCGTCTTTGACGACCATTGCGTTATTACGTTGCTCTAAGCTACCCATACCACGTGTTGAAACACCTAGTTTGACACCACCTTCAAGTAGACCTTTAACAATCTGCCCGTTTGGAGTATCTAATATAAGTGCTTTACCCATCACATTCTTACCTTCAAATTGAAGATCTTTAATGAGATGGGATACCTTATCAAGGTTTACAGTTGGACCATCTGGATGGTTTAATTCTCCGACTGCTCGCCCTTCTTTTACTTGTTCGTCCACATATTTGTTAACAGCTTTTTCCATTACTGCCATTGGATATATGCGTCCGTTTCTATTCTTTGCATCAGCTTGTGCGAATACACCTTCGATAAGATGGCTTTTCTTACCATCTTTTTCTTCGACAATCATTTCAACGTCTGATTCTGTATATTCTGTTATAAGCTTCATTTTATTTCCTTAAATTACTCTGTAATTCAAAATCATAGTAGAGTCATTTGCCAATGTACTACCTGATTTATTTGTAACACTAACTTTAAATGATCCTGCGACGACTGTATGTATGCGTACATCAACGTTAAGACTACAACTAGCTAGAACTACTGAACTAGCTAATACTTTACTATTTGTTATTGTTACGTCGGCGTGTGTAGCGTCATCCGCTAATGTTCCTGCCAAAGTAAGAGTGTGTTTTATTTTAGCATTGTTAGATGTACCGGCGCCCGCACTACTTGCGACATCGGTTGCTAGCGCTGTATTACCTACGCTTGCATCTAAAATATTTAATTCCGCACCTGTTGCAGTAACAGCAGTAGATCCATTTACTTTTGGTGAAGTAAGTGTTTTATTTGTAAGAGTCTGCACTGCAGCATTCTGAGTAATCTCAAAACCGCCTGCTGTACTTCCGTCATGTACTCGCATAGTATCTAAAGTTGTATCGACACTCGCTTCACCCAATGCTCCTGTAAAAGCATCGTTTTGAGCGGT